AGAGCCCGCCCGTCATCAAAGACATCTGGGAGCCCCTGCGCCCCGAGAGCTTCATCCCCGTCGGCGGACACGAGCCGCTTCGCCTCGACGACGGCACCCCGCTGGACGCCGACTTCGTCAAGAAGCTCGAAGACGAGGGCGATCCCTACGAAAACCCCGTCGTCATCCACGGCGAGTGGAACCCCCGCGTCACCGGCCAAGTCTTCGAGCGGTTCAGCCCGGCCGAGCACGTCTTCGGGCAGTTCACCCCGCAGCCCGGCGAGGACTGGCGCGTATGCGTCGGCGTTGACCACGGTGAGCTTGTGGGCAAAGAGTGCGCAATCCTGTCGCTCACCCGACAGGCCCGCCCCGACGAAGGCGATGGCGATGTCGTCGTTGTCCTCGCCGAGTACGTCGGCGGCACCGACTTGACCATCGAAGCGGACGCCGAGGGGATCATCGCCATGCTCGGCCGCTGGGGCCTTGATTGGGGCAACGTCGATAGCGCGTGGGGCGACAAGACCACCACCGACAGCACCTACCGAAGCAAGGGAAACACCGACCTCATCGCCGCGATCCGCAAGGTGCTCGAACGCAAGAAGCGCGGCGCGGGCCGGCTGGTCACCAAACGCAACGAGTTCCAACAGGTCAAGACCGGCGAAGGCCGCGCCCAAGGCAGCGTAAACCTGGGCTATAAGTACCTCAACCAACGGATGCTGCGCCGCGGCCAGTTCTCCGTCCATGAGTCCTGCCGCACACTGATCAAGGCGCTCCAAGAGTTCGACGGCCACCCAAAGCATCCGGGCAAAGACATCCTCGACGCGCTACGCTACAGCGTCAACGACCGCGTCTTCGAGGGCCGCCGCTTGGCCTACGTTCCCCGTCTCGACGCTTCCCCGAGGTGACCATGCTCCGCTCCGTCCTCGCCCTGACCCTGGCCCTCTCCGCCTGCGCCCCCGCCGACGACACCGCAGGCGCCACGTCCAGCGCCCCTGCCGCAGTCATCGTCGAGGTGCTCACCCACGACGAGGTCTTCTCCACCGATGCCGGCGGGGCCATCGTCCGCGGCGACCTGATCAGCGTGCACGCCTGCGCCGACGGCATCTGCCAGCCCGTGCCGTGGTCGACCACCGGCACCGTCGCCCGCCCCGAGATCGCCGGCGATACCTACCGCTTCGCCTGGGCGGTCACGCCGGAATAGCGCCCATCCCGCGCCTGTGCTACGCTGTCAAGCGAGGTCATCCCCTTGGACGCAATCACCAACGCCGCCGTCAACGCAAACGCCGTCCAGGCGTCGATCCCGCTGCCCTCGGGCACCGCGGAGATCCACCGCGTACAGTCGACCCGCGCGCGCCGGTCGATGCTGGAGGGGACGTGGTCGCGGCTTCTCGCCGAGCGCACCACCCAAGTCCTCGGCGCGACCCGCTCGGCAATGCAGGCCGATCCGTCCCTGTCGCTCAACCCCTTCAAGTCCGTCTGCCGCGCCCTCTCCGTGCTCTACGACGGCGCCCCAACGATCCAGCACCCGGTCGCCAGCGCCGAAGACCTGCGCAACCTCACGCGCAAGATCACCGCCGCGGGCCTGTGGCCGATGATGCAGCGCGTGCAACAGTACGTGCTCGGGCTCCGCGAGTCGCTGGTCCACGCCGCCGTCGACCCGTCCACCGGCGCGCTGCGCTTCCGTGCGGTCTACCCCGACATGGTCTACGCCCGCGCCAGCGAAGACCGCCCCGACGAGCCCGTGCGCATCGAAGAACTGCGCAGCCGCTCGGCCGCCTACCTGCGATCCAAGGGCATTGTCGTCACCCCGAACGTGGCCAACGCTGAAGACGTCTGGACGGTCGACGTCTACGACGTCAGCGGCCCCGCGCCATTTCACGCTGTCCACCTGCTCGGCGCAAAGTCGAACGGCCAAGGCTGGGCGCTGGGCGCCGACATCACCGCGCAGATCTACGGCAAGGCCCTCGCCGCCGGTGACTACCCGTGGCGCGCGACCCCGACCCGTGCGGCCCTCGCCGCCGATCCCGAGGCTAAAGGCGCACCCGTCATCCCCTACGTGCTGTACCACGCCGCCCCCAACGGGGATCGTCTGTGGGACCCCTACGAGTGGATCGAGATCGTCGACGGCACCCTGACCGCCGGCGTGCTCAACAGCTTCCTGCTGCACACTTTCGCCGACGCGAGCTGGCCCCAAAAATACATCATCGGCGGAGCCCCGGCCGGCGCCGCAGTCACCATGGACGACGGCACCGAAGGCACCCGCCGCGCCTACGTCCCATCCGATCCCACATCGATCCTCGTGATCGAGCCCCTGCCCGCCTTCGTCGGGCAGCCCACCGCAGGACAGTTCCAGCCCGGCGGCGACATCACCGCGCAAGAGGCCGTCCTCGGCAACATGATCAGCGCGCTCATGGAGTCCGCCGGCATCTCGCCGTCCGACGTCCAACGCCTGTCCGGCAACGCTCGGTCGGGCGCGGCCATCGCGCTCACCAATGAAGGCAAGCGCGAGCTGCAGCGCCGCTATCAGGCCGTCTTCGAGGCGGCCGATCAGCGCTTGGTCCGACTCTGCGCCATCCTGCTCAACCGCTGGGCCGACGGCATCGAGCTGGCTGCCGAGGCTGCGGGCGCCCCCATCGCCACGCTGTACCGCTTCCCCGAGGGCGGCTACAGCCTGACCTACCCGCGAATCCCGCGCAGCCCCGACGAACTGAAAGCGCACCGAGAGCACGTCTTCGCGCTGCTTGACCGCGGCATGTTGACTGACGCCGAGGCGTTCGCCGCGCTCCACGATGTCCCCCTCGAGGTCGCCGAGCGCCGCGTCGCCGAGCGCACCCCGCCCGCCCCGGCACCCGCCCCGTCACCCGCCCCGGCCGCGCAGCCGACCCGCACCACCCCGCCCGCCCCTGAGTGCCCCGACGCCCCGGCCCGCGACATGCTCCGCGAGGCCGTCGAGGACGCGCTCGACGAGATCGACGATGGGGGCGACCCGGCCGAGGCCCTCGCCAGCCTGCGCGCCATGATCGACGACGACGACGAAGACGTCCTCGACGACGCCACCTTCGATCCCGACGCCGAGCCGCCTGATGCCTAAGAGCGCCACCCCGCCGCCCGCCGTTGCAGCCGCTGCCCGCCGCGGGCTTGAGTTGCGCGCAAAGCAGCCCCCGTCCAACCGCGGCGGCACCCCCGTCGGCATCCGTCGCGCCGCCCAGCTTGCCAACCAAGAGCCCGTCAGCCTGTCCACACTCAAGCGAATGGTCAGCTTCTTCGCCCGGCATGAGGTCGACAAACAGGGCGAAGGCTGGGGCGTCGACAGCAAGGGCTATCAGGCGTGGCTTCTGTGGGGCGGCAACCCCGGCCGCGCCTGGGCTAAGCGCATGATCGCCCGCCTCACTCCCGCCCCGTCCACCACCCGCGACTAACCCCCCCATCGGAGAGCCCCGATGTCCGACGCCGATATGGTCCCCCGGTCCCGCCTGAACGAAGAGATCGCCAAGCGCAAAGAGCTTGAGGCCGACCACAACGCCCTCAAGGCAACTCTCGCCACGGTCGAAGCTAAGGCCGCCGAGGCCGATACCCTGCGCGCTCAGCTCGCCACCGCGACCGCCGAGCACGACACCTTCCGCGTCGGCGTCGAGGCCGGCATCACCGACCCCGAGGGGCTCGGGCTCGCCCGCTACTTCTACGACAAGGTCCAGCCCGCGGAGGGTGAACAGCGCCCCAGCTTCGCGGACTACATGAGCAAGCTCAAGTCCGATCCCGCGTCCCGCCCCAAGGGACTGACCAGCTACTTCGCCGACGCCACCCCGGCCGCGCCAGCGCCCGCACAGGCCGCCCCGGCGCAGCCCCCGGCCGGCACCCCAGCCAAGCCCGCCGCGCCCGCTCAGCCCGCGCAGCCCGCCGCCCCGCGCAGCACGGCAGCCCTCCCGCCCCCGTCGACCGGCGCCGCCCCCGCGCCCGCCCCATCGCCCAGCGCCGCCGGCTGGACCCGCGAAAACATCGCCGACCCGGCGACCTACGCAGCCAACCGCGACGCGCTGCTCAAGCAAGCCTCCGCCGGCCTCGCTTCTCGCCTGGGCTCGCGCTAAACTTGCACCCACCGCGCGACCGTGCTACCCTTGACACGAAGGCCCACGGTCGCGCCGTGTAACAAATGCGTAAGGCCGGAAGAGACACCACTTCCCCCTTTCGCATGAGGTGCCCCCGTGGCCAACGAGATCCTCGCCGCAAGCTCTGACTTCCTTGTCGCTTCCGTCCTCGAGATGGAGATCCTGACCAAGCTCAGCAGCTTGATCAACCTCCGCGGCAGCCCCGCCCTCGTCGACTTCTCGCCGATGGCCTCGCGCGGCTCTCTCGTCCTGGCGATCCCCCTCGCCGGCTGGGACAGCCTCGTGATGACCGCCCCCGGTGAGGCGACCGGCGTGAGCAACACCGCGCTCGACAGCGATCAGATCACCCTGACGATCGCTCGGCAGGCCATCCAGCTCCAGATCAGCGACGAGCTTCTGGTCTCCAGCCTGGGCGGCGCGATGAATGTCGAGCGGCTCGCGCAGGCCGCGGCCAGCGCCTACATCAACCGCCACAACGACCTGACCGTCGGCCTCTTCGGCGGCGTCACCGCCAGCGTCGGCACCAGCGGCGCCGACCTGACCCTCGACGACGTGGTCGACGCGACGCAGACCCTGATGCGGGCCAACAACACCGACAGCCTCTACGCGATGCTGCACGGCCAGCAGATGAGCGACCTCCAGAACAGCCTCCGCGGCGAGGGCGGCGCGCTCAGCTTCTCCGCCCCGACCGCCGAGATGATCGCCGCCAAGGGCAAGGGCTTCGCGGGCAGCTACCTCGGCGTCGACTTCTGGATCAACAACCGCGTCGCCACCGCCAACGCGGGCGCCGACCGGGCCGGCTGCATGTGGTCGCGCGGCGCCTTCGGGTACGCCGAGGCCACCCACCCCCTGTCCAGCCTCCGCGGCAGCGTCAACCCGCAGGTCGTCTCGCCCGTGCTCATCGAGTTCGAGCGCGCCGGCACCTCGGGCCTCAACACCGTGATCGCCTCCGCCTTCCTGGGTGTGGCGATGGTCGAAGACGCCCGCGCGGTCAAGATCGTCACCGACGCCTGATCGGCGCGCCACCCGACGGGCGGCTCACCCCGCCCGTCGGGCCTGCCACGGGTCAGGCTCTACCCGCGCCCGTTTGTCCACCCCCCATCGGAGAGCCCCGATGCCGTTGCCCACCACCGCCCGCCGCGCAGCCGAAGCCCCGATCCTGGGCGAGTCTGTCGGCTCCCTGACCACCACCGAGCGCATCCGGCTGGACCCCTCGCCGGCGTTTGTGTTCTCGGCCTCGCCCGAGAGCTACGAGCTGAGCGAGATCGACGGGGAGCCCGTATACCTGCCCACGATTCAGCATCACCCGGCGAGCCCCGGCAGCAACGGCGTTGACAAGGCGGGCGGCTTGGGCCACCTGCAGGCCAACCTCAGCACCCGCGGACAGGTCCTGATCCAGCCGCACCAATGCCCCGGCCACCTCAGCGCCGACGGTCGCCCCGGCTACCTGCGCCGCTTCGAGGGCACGCAGGGCTTGGTCCACCTCGACGCTTGGGTGACCGTCGTCAAGGCCCCCGGCAACAAGCACGTCGCGCAGTCGACCCCCGCCGGCCAGCAGCTCTACCGCAAGTGGCGCCTGTGGTTGATGGAAACCGGCGTCGTCCCCTTCCCCACCGAGGACTGGATCCAGCGCTACGAGGACCGCCTCGGCGAGCGCGCCCTGCGCCGGGCCACCCAAGCCGCCGCCCCCGAGATCAAGGCCGAGCGCGCCGCCGAGGCCGACGCGCAGCTCAAGAAGGCCCGCAAGGCCCGCGCCAACGTCGAGGAGGTCGCCAATGGGTGAGAACCCCGCAGCCCGCCGCGCGATGGACGAGACCACCCGCCGTCTCATCGGCGAGGGCATGCGCCCCGACCGCGCCGCCGAGCGCGCCCGCGAGAGCGCGATCCGCATCGACATCCGCGAGAGCGGCGGCATCCCTCCGCGCCGGCCGGACGCCGGCAACACCCCGCGGCGATAGCGCCGCGCCCGGTTTGACCGGGCGGGAGATACCCCATGACCGCAGGCCCTCTCCGCTTCCGCGACGCCGCCGGCGTTGCAATCCGCAAGCTGTCCGTCTGGACCGGTGCGACCGAGGCGCTGATCGCCACGTCCCCCACCGTCACCAGCGGCACCGGCGCCCCCAGCGCCACCGAGCCGAACGGGTCGATCTACCTCCGGACCAACGGCACCGCGCTGAGCACGCTCTACGCCCGCGTCAGCGGCGCGTGGACCACCCCCTCCCCGGTGTCGTCGCTGAGCGCCGAGATCACCGCCAACGGCAGCGCGCAGAGCACCGCCCACGGCCTGGGATCGACCCCCTCCCTGGTCTACGCGATCCCCAGCAACCTCACCGGCGGCCCCTTCGTGGTCACCTACGGCACCCACACGTCGACCGACGCTGTCGTGACCGTCACGACCGGCGAGAAGTACCGGATCGTCGCCTTCAAGTGACCTGACCGGCCCGGAGGCCAGCATGAGCGCGACCGCCTACCAAGCCCGGATGTCCGGCCCGACCCTCATCGAGAAG